GGCAGATTGAGTCGGCGGAGATTGCTAAAGACAAGGCTGCGGCTGATGAGCGATTCGAGAACGTGGTCACTGTATCTGGCGATGCGTTAGTTACTGCCGCCAAAACAGGTGATTTGATAGGCGTCACTACTCAACAGCAAAACATCATTGACGGGCTGGCTGGTCGATTACAGCTAGGGACTATCTCGCAAGTACAGTATGACGAGGGCGTTAGGGGCGTGGGAATCCTTGCTCAAAACTCTGCATACCAAGGAACGCTACGCGATCAAATGAACGATGGCGATTGGTCTGGTGCGCTACGGTCTATTGAGACCTTGGCATCTAAGCCATTGAAGGGTTACCGCAATGAGGAGCAGGACGCACTGATTACACTTTTAAGAAGTGATGTCAGCGAGCGTTTGGCGCTTGATAACCAAGCAGATGCCGAAGATCAGCAAAACCTCGCTCTCTCTCAGGAAGCTACTTCTAGTGATTTGTTCCTTGGCATTCTAAACGGAACGGCAGGAACGTCAGAGGTACAAAGGGCTACGGCTACCAGAGGTATATCTTTTAGCCAAGCTAGAGCTTTGCAGAGCACGATTAACACTAGGGGTCAGGGCGTTGACGATATCCAGCTAATCATGGAGATCCAAGACAACATAACCACTAACCCACAAAAGGCGAGAGCGTTAATCACGGCTAACGTCGGCACTCGGCTGACTACATCTACGGCTGAAAAGTTCTATGGTACTGCGTCGGCAAACCTGACAGGTGAAAGCCCATTGAGTACCGGCGAAGCCCAACGGTTCCGCGACTATCTCAAGCGAATGACCGTGGTTACTGGCGCGTTTGCAGCCATTGATCCAGAGGCACAGTCCATGTGGGCTGACCTTGACGTTGTATATTCACAACGAGTGCTTGCCGGTGAGCGTCCATCTGAGGTTGCGTCTGAGTTGGTAGAGGCCAAGAACCTGTCGGGTACATCAAAAGACATAGATACCCAGATAGACCAACTCAAAGCTAACTTCAAAGAAAGAACGAACACAAGTAACCCCATGAGCGCAGACGAGTTCACTGCGTCTTATAATAGTTTACTTGCCGAGCAAGAGAAGCTGAGAGCGTATAATGACTTCCGAAGCGATCTATCTCAGATCCTGAAGCGATAAGGATTCCACATGGCTAAAAGCCCATTCGTCACAGCAGTAGAAGCAGCTACCGGCAAAAAAGCAAAGCCGAAGTTTGAGCCTGACCTGACTGCCATATCGGAGAAGTATGGCGTTGATCGAGGTCTTGTTGGCGGTATTGCTAAGACCTTGGCGGGTACGGCTGTTGCTGCCGGTGGTATTACTGCAAGCGAAGAAGCAGAGGCTGGCATATTGACTGCCGCCCTCACTCCCGTACTGCGTAAGAACCTTACCAAGATGGTTCAGGGTGAGGAGCTTACTAAGTCTGAAGAAAGAGCGGTACGCAAGTACATCAAGCAAGTAGAGGAGACCGATGACGCTTGGGGTGCTCGTGAGCGTATGCGTATGGCTGACATTGAGACGCCAGATGTAGAGGTGCTAGATCGTCCGATCATTGACCCGCAAAGCATGGTGGGAAGCGTTGTTGTTCCCGTCATGGGTGACGCAAGTATAACCGGCGCTACGCTAAAAAATGTGGAGGGGGTTCCTTTAGACAAGGGCGTTCCCTTACATGGTGGCCCAAACTACGGCCTTCAGGCTATGTACGACCAATCCAGTTCGGCATGGGAGTCTATGTATAGCGCCGCTGCGACCAAGCAGGCTCACTTCCTGAGAGCTCAGCAAGAAAACCCTGACGCAAATGTGTTAGGCGTTTATACGGCTATGGGGCCGGAGTCCATGAAGTTTAATACAATGACTTCAGAGATCGCGCTGCGCCAGTTTCCTGCGCTAAAGATTCCTGCAAGAGACATTGAAGCGTTTGACAACGTCATGCGCGAGAAGTATCCAGACTTTGCCGGTGTTGAGTCGCCAGATGCTTTGGCGCAAGTCTTAAACAAACTGCCGGTCACTAACAAGAAAGGCAAAAAGGTTTCTAGCGGCAACTTCCGCAAAGCCCTAATGACCGAAATGGGCAAGGGGAAGTGGAGCAACAAGGGCTTTCCCGTAATTGATGACATTGTCAGGGCTATAACTGAGCCAGACCTCGTGGGCGGTGAGCTAGGCGCAAGTGGTTTTTCCATATTTAGGTCTATGCCTGAAGCGGATCTAATAGAAACGGCTAGGACTACAACTTACGACACGGGTATTCCGGGCCATTATTACGGCGGCTTGCAGAACAGTATCCCTGCTGCATTGATGTTTCCTAGATTGTGGGCGCGTACAGGCGAGGCTGTCACAAAGTCTGGAGATCCCCTTAATTTCAGCCAACAAGTAGGTAAGTTACGCACGAAGACCCAAGACAGTTGGCACGAAGTTATCGACCAACAATGGGCTGACAATATTAGTCAATACTTTGCTGACCAGTATGACAACATTAGAGTGCAGCGAGTTGCTAAAGGTACAGTTGCTGCCGGCACTGTTATCGCATCACCGTTTAGTTTTGCCGAAGACAACACTGAGCCTAGCTATCTAAACACTCGCCAAGAAGCGAACCTCACTCCCGCCCAATTAGCTTTACAAGAGCTTGAGGCAGAGATGGAGAGAGAGGGTGCCAAAGAGACTGTTGTCCCTCAGACTGGGGATAGCCTTGGCTTTATCTTTGATCCCAAGCTGGGCCGCATGCGCCCCCGTACCGCACAGGACGAGAGCACACTAGCACAAGCTATTGCTGCCGATGTTGGTCGTGGAATCACAGAAATACCTGAGCAATCACTGTATGGCGCTGTAGACGCTGTAGGAGAGGCTGTACAGGCGTTTGGCGGTGAAGGCGACTTCCAGTTCACGGAAGAAGAATATCAGCCAGAGACCACTACCGGCGCTCTAGCGCGAGGCATTAGCCAGTTTATGGTTGGGTTTATCCCTGCGGTTAAGGGATTGAAGTATGCGGGTATGAGCGCTGGTATTACAAGGTCAATGTTGGCTGGCGCTGTTGCTGACGCTACGGTATTTGATCCCTACGCGGGACGGTTGGCTGATCTGGCTAACCAGTACCCAGAGCTACAAGGGCCGGTTACCGACTTCCTTGCTACCGATATTAATGATTCCGAGGCGTTTTCTAGGTTCAAGAATGCGATAGAGGGTGCTGGGCTAGGTTTGTTGGGCGAGGGCTTTGTTAAAGCGGCTAGAATGATTAAGGCTCGCCAGACTATCAAGGGTCTTGCTGACGATACAGGCCAGAAGCCAAGCGAGTTAATAGACGAAACGATTGATGATGCCAAGTTGGATGACGGCACTGGCGCTGAAAGCCGGGCGATGGTTGAGCTACGGACTAAACAAGAAGAAGCGGAAGGCGAGTTCATCCCATTTGAAGACTTGGCGGCACAAGAGAATGTCGGCTTTGTTCTTCCTGAGTTTAAGACTGGGCGAGGGGATGCCAAGCCAGAGGCTGCGGAGAACATTAATCTCAACAACCTAAACACCACTGAAGAAGTAGACGCACTAATCAACCGCGTAGCGGAAACTGATGCTCCTACTATCAATGAGGCTAGAAGGCAGAAGGTTCTTAACGAAGACTTGCCTAAGCTGGCTGATGATCTAGGCATGACGGTTGATGACCTGCTGTCCAGACCCAAGGGCGCGGCGTTTAATGCGGAGCAGATTCTAGCTTCCCGCAAGATTTTGGTAGCGTCTGGTGAAAACCTAGTTCGCATGGCTAAGAAGGCCAATAGCGTTGATGGTACAGAGATGGATCTGGCTTTGATGCGTCGGGCTATGACTCAGCACCGGGCTATCCAAGCGCAGGTTTCTGGAATGACTGCAGAGGCTGGTCGTGCGCTACAGCAGTTTAGGGTTGTAGCTGAAAGTTCGCGTCTGCAAGAGAAAGCCATCAGGGATATTCTGACTGCTAATGGCGGGGATGGATTGAATCGCAAGATGGCAGAAATGTTATCGGAGTTAGACGATCCAGCGAAGGTTGGCAAGTTTGTCCGCAAGGCATCTGACGCAACCAAGTTGGACAAGCTATACGAGTTCTGGATTAACAGCCTGCTCTCCGCACCCGCTACTCATGTGGTGAATATTGTTTCCAACATTATGACGGCAGGATTCTCTGTATCAGAGCGCAAGGTAGCATCACTAATCGGTGGCGGCAGAAATATACCGAGGGGTGAGTCTGAAGCGCAGCTAGCTGGCATGGTTGCTGGCGCAAGAGATGGTATGCGTCTTGGATGGAATGCACTCAAGACCGGCGAACCAACCGATCCATTGCAGAAGATGGAGGCTGAAAACCATAGGGCAATCACTGGTGAACAGCTAGGGTTGTCGGGTACTGCGGGTCGATATGTGGACTATATTGGCGAAGTTGTCAGGACTCCCGGCAGACTCTTAACTGCTGGTGATGAGTTCTTTAAGGCTGTTGGTTATCGCATGGAGCTAAATGCCCAAGCATATCGGCAGGCGTTTAACGAGGGGCTAGATGGTGACGCGGCGGCGGCTCGGATGATGGAGATCATCGAGAACCCTCCCGAGAACATCAAGATGGCTGCTACCGATGCAGCTAGATACCAGACGTTCACCAACCGATTGCCCGAAGGCAAAATGACATGGGTTGCGGAGATTGGGCAACTAGCTGAGGGGGCTAGGCATGGCAAGACGATTGGGCCATATGCACGCGTTATTGTGCCATTTGTAAGAACGCCCACAAACATTATGAGTTACCTGCTCGAGCGGACTCCTCTTGCTGTCACGTCTCAGTCAATCAGAGAGGACATTGCTGCTGGTGGTGCGCGTAGGGACTTAGCGCTAGGCAAGATAGTTACTGGCTCAATGGTCATGGCTGTTACTGCTGAGTTAGCTCTGGCTGGGCATATTACTGGTGCTGGTCCAGTCAATACGAAGATGCGGAACATCCTGAGAGAGACGGGTTGGCAGCCATACTCAGTCAAGGTTGGCGATACTTATTACGCTTACAATCGACTAGACCCCATTGGTGGGTTACTAGGGCTGTCTGCGGATATGACTGAGATTCTAGGTCAGACCACGGATGCTGATGCCGATGAGGTTGCTGTTGCTGCTGTCTTGGCTATATCTCAGAACATGGCAAGCAAGACATACCTAAGCGGTGTGTTTGATTTTATTGAAGCATTCTTCATGGCAAGCACAGATCCAGAGTCCAGCAACTACAAGCTCACGAACTGGCTTAACCGACTAGGTGGGTCAATGGTTCCATCCTTCTTTGCTGCTATAGAGCGACAGGTTAGCCCTGAGATCAGCGCAACCTACGACGTGATAGACCGTATTAAGTCTAGGATTCCTTGGATGTCAACAGGACTCCTACCCCGTAGAAATATCTTTGGGGAAGTCATTGTGCCTTCTGGTGGATTAGGGCCAGACATCATCTCGCCCATCTACACCAACGAAGTTAAGGACAATCCTGTTGCTGACGAGATGGTACGGCAGCAAGTGCCTATTGGAATGCCGAGACGCACAGTCAATGGTGTAGACTTAAATCCAGAGCAATACGATCAATACATCCTGTATTACGCGGGAGAGGGCTTAGGGAAAGGTATACCCAAGCTAAAAACTGCCCTCGGTAATCTTATAAAATCTACAGGTTATCGGAATGCAACTGATGGTCCTGATGGCGGCAAGAGTCTTTTGATTAGATCCACTTTCGCCAACTACAGATCCGCTGCACAGAAGAAACTCTTTGAAGAAAATGCAGAATTAAACCAAGCAAGAATTAATGCTTTGGAACAAAAGCAAAGAAAACTCACAGGTAGATCACTATGACCGTAACGAATACGACTGCTCGTAACCAATACACTGCTACAGCAGGGCAGACTGTTTTTGCGTACACGTTCGAGGTGTATAACAAGAATGACCTTGTTGTACTACAGAACGGTACGACTCTATCAGAGGGTACTAACTACACCGTATCGGGTGTGGGGAGTGACTCAGGCGGTAACATCACGCTGACTTCTGGTGCTACTGCCGGTGACATTATTACTATCTACCGAGACATGGCGCTAGAGCGTCTGACCGACTACCAGAACGCGGGTGACTTCTTAGCCGCCGAGGTTAATGAGGACTTCGATAGACTGTGGTTGGCTACGCAGCAAAACGCTACTACCGACGGGCGAGCCATTAGAAAGCCTGTTAGCGATCTGGACTCTATCAACATGGAGTTGCCTGCGGCATCTAGCAGGGCTAATAAGCTACTGTCTTTTGATGGCAGCGGTAATGTACAAACATTATCTAGCACCACCAACGCGGCTACAGATGCAACAAATGTAACTTACACAGCAACCGGCACTGGCGCTGTTGGGCGCACTGTTCAATCAAGATTAACCGAGTCTATCAGCGTAAAGGATTTTGGTGCTAAGGGTGACGGTACTACGGATGACACTGCGGCTATTCAGGCTGCGATTAACTATGCTGCTACAGCTAAACTTGGTGTTGTTTATTTACCTGCTGGCCATTACAGCATTACTCGAATTTACTTAAACCATGATCCTTCAAATAATACAGGCTATCCATCAGATAGTTACTACCAAGGTCGTATTCGACTACAAGGTGATGGTAGGGCTACCAAGCAGAACCAAGCCAACTCGGCTAGAACAGGCACCTTGATTGAAAGCACATTGACAACAGGTAATGTTATCGTTTGCGATGGCACTTCTTCAGGCACTACAGCCCAGCAAGTGCAGATTAAAGACCTTTCTGTGTATGCCAGCACATCTGGCTCTGTGTTTAGATTTATTTCTGTTGTTCAAAACTCTGGCTTTGAAAATGTTTATATTCGTCAAGGCGGGTCAGGTGAAGGCATTAACTGGCAGGACTGCTGGGTATCTTTTATCCGTAATGTCAGAATTGATGGTGCGGGTAAAGCTACAAGCAATGACGGTATCTATCTGCGTAATATTACTTCTGCTGGTGGTTTTGTTGATATGGTCAGCGTTATTGTTAATGCTTTCCATACATCTATTAGAATAGGTCATGAGAATTATGGTTCGGGCGCGAGGCTTCACTCTGTTAATATGCAAAACTGTCAAGGCGGTGAAGCTGAGTATGGTTTAGAAATTGCTCACGGTGCAGATCAAGTAAATTTGCTAGGTTGTCATTTTGAAGATAACGATACAGGCTTATTTATTGTTAATGGTGCAAGCAATGTCAGTATTGATGGCAGTTCTTTCGCTACTAATACAATTTCTTCTCAGTGCGGGAACAACACAGCAAATGGTGACAGATACCAAGGCGTGTCCTTCTTTAACAACAAGTTCTTTTCTAACTCAGGAACAACAGAGCATATAAAGTTATTTAGCTCTAGTGATACTGGGGACGTTTTGATTGAGCAGTGTTCATTTACTGGAGATAGTGGAGCAACTGATACAGCTATTTGGTTGGAGGATGCGGATCATCATCATGTTCGCCTTCTAGCCCCTGAGTTTATTTCTAACCTTTCGACAGAAATTGCTAATGCTTCTCGCATCCAAGAATACCATGATGAAAAATCTGTTTACTGGCGAACAGTAAATACTGGTGGTTCTTTGTCTAATGTCCCATTCAGATTTAGGTCTGATACATCGGCTGGGGGGTTAGCTTCTGTAGAGTTTTCACAAAATGATAGTGACAAGGCGTTTATTCGTTTTGATACAGATATAACTCCATCAGCCAACAGCAACCATATCAGCACAACAAATGCTACGGGATCGGCTACTGGCCCTTCTGATGCATCATGGACATTTAGTCGTATGGTTTTGATTGAAACAAATGATGCAACGGGTGTCGGTGAATACTGGATGCCTTTGTTCACTAAAAATTAAGGAGTATATTATGACCATTAAGCAACAAGGCGGTATCTTTGGCCGCAACCCAACATTCAATGATGTTTCTGTAGAAAGACTTACTCTTGAAGGTGTTGCAAACGACGATCAGGTTGTTATTTCATCTGGAGCTATCTCAATAAATAGCTCTGCCATCTCAGTAGATACTGAAGCATCTGCTTCTTCTGATGATTTAGACACAATCAATGGCGGCGCAGTTGGGCAGACTTTAATTTTAAGAGCATCTAATAATTCTAGGACTGTTGTTGTTAAAGATGGCACTGGAAACATAGAGCTTGCTGGGGATTTCAGCCTAACTCAAATCAGAGATTGCCTTTTTCTTTTGTGTATATCTGATAGTGGAACATATCGTTGGATTGAAATTTCTCGTTCCGATAATAGAGTATAACGGTGACTTCCTTACCATCTCAGACCCAACCTCTGGAACGTCTAATATTAACTTCCAACTTTCTTACATAGCATAACGGAGACTTAGCCATGTCTGGTGTAGTTACAAAAAGCATTACCGCTGAAAACACGTTCAGCGACACAATCAAAGTACAGGGTTACTTTAACCTTTCAATCTCTGGGATCGCTGGCGGCACCACAGTCACGGTACAAAAGCAGTCTGGTGTTGACGGCACCAACTGGACTAATGTGGATACGTTCACAGTGGATACTGAGACAAATGGTTTTGAAGCTGAACGGCAAAATTATAGAGTGGGAGTGGAGACAGGCAACTTCGGCTCTGGCACTTGCAAGGTACGTATTGGCTGCAAATGGATTGACTACCTCTCGTCATGAGCGACAGCCTACTCACTAGGATAGGGGTCTCTGGCTACAACAAGCCAAAGAGAACGCCCAAGCATCCTACTAAGTCACACGTCGTTGTGGCTAAAGAGGGTGACAAGGTGAAGACCATACGCTTTGGTCAGCAGGGTGTGAGCGGCTCCTCTCCCAGTGAGGGTGAGTCAGAGGCGGCAAAGGCGCGGCGTAAGTCGTTCAAGGCGCGTCATGCTAGGAACATCCGCAAGGGTAAGATGTCTGCGGCATTCTGGGCCGATAAGGTGAAGTGGTGAGCAGAGTAAACGAAGCTGGAAACTACACGAAGCCAACGATGCGGAAGAACCTGTTTGACCGCATCAAGGCTGGTGGTAAAGGCGGTAGTCCGGGGCAGTGGAGTGCGCGTAAGGCTCAAATGTTAGCCCGTGAATACAAAGCCAAGGGTGGAGGATATCGAGATTAGAAAGTCGCAGAAGTCCCTGCTGGATTGGGGCAAACAGAATTGGCGCACTAAGTCTGGCAAGCCATCGACTCAAGGGTCTGAGGCTACCGGCGAGCGGTATCTACCCGAGGCTGCGATCAAGAAGCTGACGGCTGCTGAGTACGCTAGGACTACCAGAGCAAAGAGAAAGGCTGTGAAGAAGGGTGAGCAGTACGCCTCACAACCGAAAGATGTAGCGAGAAAAACTAGGAGATTTACCTAATGGCTTACGGTTCAATGAGAAAGCCCAAGAAGGGTTTGTACGACAACATGATGAAGAAGCGCAAGGTCAAGAAGGTCAAGGCATATACATCGTAATGGATATGAATACAGCCTTCGATGTAGTTCTTGGTGGGCTGATGTTACTAGCGGGTTTCTTTATGAAGATATTTTGGGACATGCTACAAGGCACACGCAGAGAGCTGCACGACATGGAGCGTAGATCGACCGAGACGTATGTGCGCCGAGATGATTACCGCATCGACATGGACGAGTTGCGAGATATGTTTACTCGGATCATGGACAAGCTGGATCAGAAGGCGGATAAGTGAGCATCCTCTCTAGTGTCATTGGGCCGGTTGCCGATCTAGGGAAGACGTGGCTAGAGGGTAAGGTTGCCAAAACTAAAGCCAAGGCTGAGGCCGAAGCTGCGGTTATGATTAACCAATCCAAGAGCGCGGCTGATTGGGAAACTGCTATGGCTCGTGCCAGCAATCAAAGCTGGAAAGACGAGTGGCTGACTATCCTGTTTAGCATTCCCCTCGTGCTGGCGTTTGTTCCTTCTGCGGTTCCGTATGTACGCCAAGGCTTCGAGGTTCTATCGACCATGCCTGAATGGTATCAATATGGCTTGTCGGTAATCATCGCTGCATCCTTCGGGGTGAGGGGTGTTATCGGGATAATGAACAAGGTGAAGAAGTAGTGGAGTATCTATACTTCAAGCGTGAGGATTTCGACTGCCAAGAGACTGGCGAGAACGAGATGGATCCAGAGTTCATCCGCAGAGTCGATGAGCTACGCTCCGCTGTTGGTAGGCCGTTGTACGTCACGTCAGGCTACCGCTCTCCCCGTCATAGTTTAGAGGCGAAGAAGTCAAAGCCCGGCACTCATGCACAGGGTATTGCTTGTGACATCGCAGTGGCTAATGGCGTGGAACGCAGGCAGCTAGTGAAGCAGGCGTTTTATCTTGGGTTCAGGGGCATCGGTGTAGCGAAGACATTTGTACACGTAGATACCCGAGAGACAGAACCCGTGTTATGGGTTTACTGAGGAATGATCCTTGAGCTAGGGGCTATCATTAGCGGCCTTAACATGGCTGCGTCTGCGCTCAACAAAACGGCTCAAGCTACCCAAGACCTAAGCCAGATCAGTGGTTACCTATCCGCGTTAGCGGAGGGCCAACACGATTTACAAAGACTTCAGAATACCAAGACCCTGAGCGCAGCCGATGCTGTAAAAGCGCAGCTTGCGAAGAAAGAAGCGGACGATGCGTTAGCCCAAGTGAGGGAGGCTTTCGTTTACTCAGGTAACGGCCAGCTATGGGACGATGCCATGAAAGCTATGGCGGAGGCTCGCAAGGCTAGGGCTGCAGAGGTTCGCCGGTTAGAACTTGCTAGGAAGCGAAGGAAGAAAGAGCTAACTCAACTAGCTATTGTCATAGCCGTGTCTGTCGGTCTCATTCCCCTCGCTATCATGCTTGCCATCTGGTTGATCTTTCAGATATGAGAGAGATACTTGGCAGTCTGGTTTACGTTTTCGTAATGGTTGCCGGTATCTTGGCGGCAGTCTGGTTAGCTTCGATCTTAGTCTAGGCCGGAAGGCTTGGGCCATGAAGTCCTGTTGAACAACCGGCGGATACGATCCTTCGTAGTTCCCATTATCACGGCTATCTCCCTCGTGCTTTTACCCTGAAGCTGTAGGTCGTGTATGCGATGCTTCTGCTCTAGGTTGAACAGCTTGCTATCTACCCTCGCTAGACGGTACGCGATGTAACTGCTACGCCATCGCTCACTGGCTTGTATGGCAACCATCAGCATGTCTGGCCTCGTCGCTTCGCATTCGTGTGCCTCGCTAGACAGCTCTTGCATCGTTGAGTTGCTCCCTTCGTTAGTTCTGCCATCGGGAATATTCCCTTGCAGTTCATGCAAACCTGCATGTCGCGTGGTACGCCAAACGGAATCTGAGTGATCTGACCCCCTTCTTCAAGAAATTTCTTGACGGCTTCGTTCATCCTCTGTTTTCCTTTTGTACAATGGCAAACCCTACGTTGCCAAGTTTAGATTTTACTGGGAACTGTGGGCCAAGCATGTCATCGACACGATCAACCTCTTGCTTGATCCAAGGCGGTAACGGATCTGGGCACTTAACAGCCACCCCGTTGTACTCAACCCCGTGTTTGTGCTCTAGGTATCGCGTGGCTATCTCCTCGCTGATGCTGGTGCCGTTCACTCTCCCCTCGCCGTCCTCACTCTTTGATGTGCTCAGTGCAGTGATTTGATTTCGTATATCCTTGGGGGTGGGGAAGTGGTCAAGCTTCTCGACCAATAAGCCCATAGCTTCCTGCATGAGAGCGGGGCTGTCACGACAGAACGCCTTATAATGAACGTCACCTAGTCCATCGGGCCAGTCGCGTTTCTTGAACGGATGTAGCTGGAAGAACGGTCGGTACAGTGCAGTGAATTCTTTTTTCTCAATCATGTGTTTCCCCTGTTGAAGTGCGCCAGTTGGCGGCGTTGATGTGTGAATGGCTGCGGGCACAAGCACACCACCTATCTCTCTATCCCCGAAGGGGGGCTGACGCTGGCGCTCGCCTGCCCGGAAAGTTCCCGCCTACTTAGTCTACCAGCGATCCACTACGGTAAATATTTTCTTATCGTAGCGTTTATCGCCTTCCCGTCTCCATTGCACAAAGATGGTCATGTCGTCATCCATCCAACAACCTTCTTCGGTGTAATGGTCTTTCGTGTAGAAGTA